TCTCTGTATATCTCTGGGGATAGTCATGACTCGGTTCAAGACCTTTGTAAAACGTCTGCGACTGTTGGCGTTGGGGTGGAGCAGCCTCGGCTGGTTACGCCCACTGGGGCGTTTGGTTCTTACTCGGCTTTAGTGGGCGATTGGAGTGAACGGCATCTGGGCCGCACGTTGTTTCCGTGGCAATTATTGGCTTTGGATGGGGCGTTGGAACATGATGAAGCTGGAAACTTTATTTCCTCCACTGCTTTGATTAGTACGGGCCGTCAGAATGGGAAAACCACGATGTTGTCTGCCTTGGTGGGGTTTTGTCTTACTGAACTGCCGCGCATTTGGGGGCGGCCTGTTCGCATTATGTCTACGGCCCATGAGCTTGGTTTGGCTACTGAAGTGTTTGAAGATTTGCGGGAAGTGTTTGAACTGTTGGAAGAGTCTGACCTGGCAAAAGTAACGTGGGCGTACGGCAGGCACCAGGTCAAAATGCACGATGGCTCTGTCTATAAAGTGAACAGTGCAACAGGTAAAAAACATGGAGGCACTTGGGACATTCTCATTGTTGATGAATTGTGGGCCATATCTGAAGCCACTTATTTTGGGGCTTTAAAACCCTCACAGATTGCTGTACCCTCCCCGCTTGCTTTTTTGGTTTCCACTGCTGGCGATGAATCTTCTCGAGCGTTCCTCAAGCTACGGGAACAGGCCCTGGGTGTTATTGATTCAGGTATTCGCACTGACCTGTTTATGGCTGAGTGGAGTTTGCCCTCTGGCGTGTCACCAGATGACCCAATTTATTGGGGATATGCAAACCCAGCGCTGGGGCGAACAATAACTATGAAGGGTTTGGAAAGTGCAGCTGCCGCGCCTGACCGTTCTCAGTATTTGAGGGCCCACTGCAACCTTTGGGTGGCTGCCGCCAATTCCTGGATAAACCCAGGCGAGTGGGCAAAGCGTTATACCACAAACCAAACGCTAAATGGTGGCAATTCAGTTTTGGCTGTGGACAGCTCTGTGGATGACAGCAAATATGTGGGAATCCTTTGCGGCCTGAACAGTGACGGGGACATTGTGGCAAGCGTTGCTTTTACTTGCGAAACAAACAGGCAAATGTGGCTGCACATTCAAAAACTTATGGAAGCAGACCCGAAACTAAAACTTGCAATAACGCCAACACTTGACTTGCACACCCCAGAACCTTTAATTCGTAGGCGTTCCCTTTGGGGCTATGCGGAGATGATTAAATACACGGGCCTGGTTAGGTCAATGATTACTGAAGGCCGCCTGTTGCACACTGGTGAGGAAATGCTGGCGGAACACGTCAATCGCGCCACCCTGGTTAAAGCGAATGGGGCAGTCGTTTTGAGTTCACAAAAGTCTCCAGGCCCAATCGAGTGTGCCAGGTGCCTAGTTGCAGCTGCTTCCCTGGTGTCACGACCTGGACAATCTGGGCGGGCAATGATTGGTTCAGCGAGGTAGTTGCATTTGCAACAAGTTTGTGCAAGACTCCGCCCGTGGGATTTTTCACTCCAAAAGTAACGACAGCTCAAATGTCTGCCGCCCCCATAAAAGCAGCCGCTGGTGCTGGCGCTGCCCAGGTCAATGACTTCCTTGCATACAGCACTGGTGCAGCTGAACAGCGCGCCCTGCAAAACCCAACCGTTTCCCGTTCCAAAGACTTACTGGCCTCAATGATTGGCTGCCTTGAAATGCGGCACTATTCCAAACAATGGACTGGTGAACGGTACGAAAAAATTTACCTTCCTGTGGAACCTTGGATGGAACAGCCAGACCCAAAGGTCACACGAAACTTTTTTTATTCCAACATCTTCAGTGATTTATTTTTTCACGGCAGGGCTTTTGCCTTTGTAACCTCGCGCTACTCCACGGGCCTGCCAGCAAGCTTTACCTGGCTACCAGCCGCCATGGTCACGACACCAAACCAGACAGGCCCGCAATGGTTTGGCCCTTCTGACGTGGTGCAATTTAACGGCGTTGAAATTCCAGACAGCAACGATGTCATTCAATTCCTTTCACCGATTCAGGGTTTGCTGTACCAAGGTGCTCGAGCGTTGTCAATTGCAACCCACCTAGACCAAGCGGCTGACCGTTACGCAACTCTTGAAACTGTCCCTGGCTATCTTCAGCAAAAAGGTGGCGAAACTTTAGACAGTGACAGCCTCAGCGAAATTGCAGCTGCATGGTCACAGATGCGACGCCAAAACGCCATTGGGGCTTTAAACGACTACATCGAGTTCAAAGAATTCAGCGTGTCACCCGCCGAAGTTGTAGGCGAACAGCGCAAATACCAATCGCTAGAAATTGCCCGCGTGTCAAACATTCCTGCCTATCTCGTATCTGCACCCCAGGAAGGTTCAGGCCTGACCTACACAAACGTGCAGGACAGCAACCGCCAGCTTTACCTCTACGGGGCCAAACCATTTATAGAGTGCCTGCAACAGGTACTCAGTGCTTCAAATGTTTTACCAAGAAATCGTTATGTTGAATTTGACGTAGAGGGCTACCTCGCAGACGAAATGTATTCAGAAGTAATGGTGGAACCAGACGTAGAACTATCAATAGAAAGCCCAACATGATTCATTTTGTTAATGTCCCCATCACCCTTGACGCCTCAGCAGGTGAAGATGCCCCCAAAACAATGACAGGCATTGCAGTGCCTTGGGCACCAGCATCCGCAACAGTTTCAGACGGAACAAAAGTTTCATTTTCTCGAGGCGCTTTTGATTTAAACATGAAGGCCCCAAAGCTTTTAGAAAACCATGACATGGGCGCGCTACGCGGCGTTGTTTCCTCTCTTGCAGATATGCCCGAAGGTTTAGGCTTCACAGCCACCTTTGCAAAAACGGGTGCAGCAGCTGACGCCATTGAACTTGTAAAAGCAGGCGCGTACGACTCAGTGAGCGTTGGTGCTGTCCCCACAAAATTTAAGTATGACAAAAACGGCGTAATGGTCGTGTCAAAAGCTGACCTCATAGAAATCAGCCTGGTCGCCCAGCCTGCTTTTAAAGAGGCCCAGATAACAGAAATCGCTGCATCAGAACCAGAAGATGCAACCGAACCCACCCCAACAGATTCCGAGGAGGAACCAGAAGTGGCAACACAAGAAAACCCAGTGGTTGAGGTCGAGGCTTCAATCATTCCAACTACCCCAATTTACGCAACCGCAAAGCGCGAGTTCATTCTTCCAACAGCAGCCGAATACATTTCAGCCGCATTTGTTGGCGGAGACAAGTGGCGCGAAATGAGCGAAGGCCTACGCGCTGCTGCACCTAACGTTGTCACTTCTGACATTCCAGGTGTGCTTCCACTGCCAATCGTTCAGCCCGTCTACAACAACTTCATTGGTCGCCGCCCAGTCATTGACGCCATTGGTGCAAAAGCAATGCCACAAGGTGGCAAGGTGTTCATTCGCCCAGAGGTCACCACACACACCAGCATCGGCAACCAGGCAACTGAAAACACCTCACTCACACAAGGCACGTTTGTAGTTACAGACAACCAAGTCACAAAGGGCAGCTACGGCGGATTTGTAACCCTCTCCGAACAATCAATTGATTGGAGTCAGCCCGAAATCATCGGCCTTGTACTTGACGACATGGCGCGCATTTATGCAAATGAAACTGACAATGTGGCAGCAGACGACCTAAAGACTGGCGCAACAGTTACTCGTAACTTCACCGCTGCAGACTTAGACGACCCAAGTGTTTGGGCAGCATGGGTAGCAGGTGCAGCAACGACAATCTTGTCATCGTCAAACGGTAACTTGCCAACACATTTGTTCCTTTCACCAGACATCTGGGGAGACTTACTCAGCCTTAGCGATTCGTCAAAGCGCCCATTGTTCCCACAAATTGGCCCAATGAACGCATTTGGTAACTTGGCTCCAGGGCAACCTGCTGGCAACGCATTTGGTCTTTCAGTTGTTGTTGATAGAAACTTTGCTGCAGCCACAATCATCCTTGGCGATGCATCTGGCTACGAAATTTTTGAACAACAAAAGGGTGCCCTTAGCATTGATGTACCTTCAACCATGTCCCGCACAATTGCGTTCCGTGGTTACCTTGCAACTTTGATGATTGACTCAACCAAGTTTGTTAAGGCTGCTTTCGTCTGATTCAGGCGAACTAGAAAGACTGCAAGACCATGGCCACCTTTAACCTCGCATTTCATACGCGGCTAGAGGACTATGCCATCTTGCAGACTTTTGTAGACACAGACATCCAACCGCAAGACTCGGTAGTAGTAGCAGGGGCGGGCCATAACTTCAATGGCACCCACACTGTTATTTCTACCGAACCTTACGAATTTATTGGCGTTTCAGAAGAAGGCGATTTGCTCTTTGACTATGACGTCATTATGGAAAACCAATTTATTTACGTCAGTGCAGGCGATGACCTTGCGCGAAGCGTTGCTACGGGCACCGTCACTTTCACGCCTTCATGCAGTTGGGTAACTTCTAGCGATGTAACCAGTTGGTTAGGCATTGAAGTAGCAACAGCAAACGACACGGCCTTTATTGCTGTCTGTGTTTCAGCTGCAAACAGTTGGGCATTTCGTAAAAGGCGCGAGGCTGGCTATACCGATTCGTTAAGTTCCGCTCCAGATGGTGCAGCAAAATTGGGCACCATTATGTATGCAGCGATGCAATACAGAAGCCGTGGAGCCGTAGATGGCTACGCAAGTTTTGACTCAATGGGCATGGGCACCCCCACCATGTCCCTAGGTCAAATTATGCAGCTGCTTGGTTGCGGAAGGCCCCAGGTTGCCTAATGGCTGCAACGGGCATCCTCTATGAAGCAGTGAACGCTACAAAGACCGCGCTAACGGCGCTGGGCTTAAAACCTGTAACAGACCCGCGCAATGCGCGCCCGCTGTCCGTCATGATTGAACTGCCAACACTTGACGCCTTTACCTACAACGTGGGCGACATTCGCCTCGTGATTCGCGTGCTTGCTGGGCCACCTGGTAACCAAGATTCAGGCGATTACCTTATGACCACAGTAGACACAATTATGAACTCACCAATAGCCATAGTGGATGGAAGGCCATCACTTGCCTCATACGGCGAGCAGATGCTTCCCTGCTATGACATGACCGTTGCCGTAGCAGTACGGCGCAACTAACAAAAAGGAGCCACCAATGGCAACAACAACATTCCTATCCAACGCAACTATCGGAATTACCCAGGGTGCAACCACCACGGACTTGTCAGACCAAGCTAATGCTTGCATGATTACCATTGGGCAGGACAGTCTTGAAAGCACTGCTTTTGGTGACACTGGGCACCGCTTTACTGGTGGCCTTCAAACGGTAGACGTGTCAATTACTTTTTTCCTCAGTTATGGCGCTACTGAAGTTGAGGCAATTTTGGCTTCATGCGTAGGAACAGGCACAACAATTCTAACCATTTCGCCTTCAGGTGCAACCGAATCAGCAACAAACCCAGAGTATGTTTTGACCAACTGTATGCTTGCCAATTTCACCCCAATTAACTCCACAGTGGGCGAACTGGCAACAGTAGAAGCTTCATTTACTGGCGGCACCTGGGTACGCGACATCACAACCCCATAAACAAAGAAAACCAAAATGCAACTCACGCTCAAAGTCACAACAGACCAAACAACCTACGAAGTCACAACTAACCTCTATGTCATTATTGCCTGGGAGCGAAAGTTTAAACAAAAGGCTTCAAACCTTGCCACTGGTGTAGGTCTTGAAGATTTAGCCTTTATGGCTTTTGAAGCTTGCAAGGTGAACAACATTCCAGTGCCAGCAATTTTTGACGATTACGTCAGGCGTTTGGTGAACATTGAAGTGGTAACGGATGAACCCACAAACCCCACCATCGAGGCACCTACTCCCGTTCACTAGCTGAATTGTTAGTTGAAACGGGGTGGTGGCCTCCACAAATACCATTTGAAATTCAAGACATGAACACTGTTATAGATGTAATAAACAAATCGAGGCGAAAATGACAGCCACGGCATCTATTGAAATAGTAGGCGCTAAGGAAGCCATAAAGGCCCTGGGCAAAATTGACAAAGACCTCCGCAAGCAGTTCAATGCTGACGCTAAACAAATAGCCCAGCCATTGGTTTCTTTGGCTGCTTCCCGCTACCCAGACACGCCACTATCTGGAATGAACCGCAACTGGACTCAAGGCAGCAAAAAACTGTTTCCATATACCAAAACAAAAGCCGTGAAAGGTCTAAAGGTTAAATTTTCAACCAGGCGTAACGATGCAAACGTCATCTATGTAACCCAGTCAGACCCTGGCGCTGTCGTGCTGGAAACAGCTGGGCGCGGAAGAGCCACGTTGCTATCTGAAAACCTTGCAGCGCGAACAAGTCGCGTTTTGTGGCCTGCTGCTGACCAAGCCCTCCCATCCATAACGGCTGAACTACGGGCGCTAGTGTTGCGCGTAATTGCAACGGTAAATCAGGAGTTGAAATAATGGCTGTAAATATCCCAATCATTTCCGAATTTGACGGAACAGGCATTTCCAAAGCCATTAAACAATTTAAGCAATTGGAAACTAATGGGCAAAAGGCACAATTTGCAATTAAAAAAGCAGCTGTACCCGCTGGCCTTGCATTAGCAGGTTTGGCTGTTGCTTTAGGCGATGCCGCCAAAGGTGCCATAGAAGATGACGCCGCACAGCAACTACTTGCCACAACAATTACAAAAGTCACTGGCGCTACTGACGCGCAAATTCAAGCAAATGAAAATTGGATAAGTACCCAAGGCAAACTTCTGGGCATAACCGATGACGAGTTGAGGCCTGTTATGGGCAAACTCGTCAAAGCAACTGGTTCAGTAACAAAGGCCCAAGAATTAGCCAGCCAAGCCATGGACATTGCAGCTTCCTCAGGCAAGCCATTAGCCACCGTTACAGCCGCCTTAGAAAAGGCCTATGGAGGCAACCTAACAGCACTAGCAAAATTGGCACCCGAATATCGGGAAATGATTAAAGATGGCGCAACTTTTGAAGAGGTAATGGGCAAGATTGCTGAAACCACTGGCGGCGCTGCCACAGTTTCTGCCAATACAGCCCAAGGACAATTTAAACGCCTTAGTGTGTCATTAGCTGAAACCAAAGAAACCATTGGCGCTGCACTACTTCCCGTAATTCAAGCAGTTCTGCCTTTCCTGCAAAAAATGGGAGAATGGGCTTCTGAAAACACCACAACTTTTTTGATTGTGGCTGGCGTCATTGGTGGCATTGCAGCTGCCATTGTTGTTACTAATGCAGCCATGACTGCCTGGGCCGCTGCCACTAAAGCCTTTACTGTTATTCAGGGCATTTTCAACGCTGTTATGGCGGCAAACCCACTGGTGCTTTTTGCCATTGCCATTGCTGCTTTAGTTGTCGGCCTGGTGCTTGCATACAAAAAATTCGATGCCTTCCGCGAAATTGTTGATGCCGTGTTCAGCGCTATTAAAACAGGAATTAAAGGTGGCATGGATGCCATCACCACATACCTAAGTTTTGTGATGGGTGTCTACAAGGCCATTTTTAACGGTATTGCAAAACTTTGGAATAACACCATTGGCAAACTTGCTTTTGAAGTTCCTTCATGGGTGCCAGGTCTAGGCGGCAAAGGCTTTGATGTGCCCGACATTCCTATGCTGGGAAACGGAGGCATAGTTTCAAGCCCCACATTGGCACTCATAGGCGAGCGCGGGCCAGAGGCTGTAATTCCTCTTTCACAAATGGGAAACATGGGTAGCGGTGGCATAAACGTCACAGTCAACGCTGGACTTACCAGTACCCCAGACCAAATAGGTCAGTTAATTATTGAAGCCATCCAAAAAGCACAGCGTCGTTCTGGTCAGGTGTTCGCAGCAGCATGAGTGTCCCTACTATGCAGGTGTTGGTGGGTTTCCAATCCACAACAGGTTTTGGCACCCCATTTTTGCTGGATGATGCCTACTGGGGTGTTTTAGATACCGCCGATAGAGGCACCCTTGGTGGTGTCACCATGGTGGACTTAACCAGCCTCGTTGAGTCTGTGAACATCACTCGTGGCAGGTCACGACAGTTAGACCAATTCAATGCTGGCACAGCCACCATTGCTTTTAACAACGACACGCAAATCTTGAACCCATCTAACACTTCAAGCATTTATTACCCGTTTGTTTTGCCTCGATGTCCAGTGCAAATCCTCGCCAACGGTGTACCCATCTACACAGGTCTAATCACAGACTGGAACCTTGACTACGACATTGCCAATCAAGACATGATGTACGCCTCATGCGCTGACAACTTCACAGTGCTTGCCAACCAAGCCTTGAACGCTAGAACACCTAGCGCGGAACTATCTGGGGCGCGTATCAACACTGTGCTGAACTACACAGAAATTAACTACCAAGGCGCTCGCGCCATTGACACTGGCTCATCCAATTTGGGTGCCTACGCCATTAGTCAAGACACAAACGTGCTGAACTATCTCCAGCAAATCAACACCAGTGAGCAAGGCTTCCTGTTTATGTCAGCCAACGGCACACTGACATTCAAGGGCAGGGCTAGTGTTCTCAACCCTGTCGCTGGCGCTACCTTTAACACTGACGGCACAGGCTTGCCCTACCAAACACTGATTAACCAGTTTGGTGATGAGTTGCTGTACAACTACATAATCACCCAATCCCCTGCTGGCGCTGTCCAAACCACTAGCGACTCCACCAGCATTGCCCTGTACCAGTCTCAGCAGTACGCCCTAACTGACCTGCTGAACAGCAGCACAACAGAAGTGGCTGGCCTTGGTTCATATCTGCTAGGCAAATACCGAAACCCTGTTTTAAGGTTCACTGGTTTATCCACCCAACTGAGTGCACTGTCAGCCGCCAACCAAAACATTTGCCTCAATCTTGACATGACCAATATCTGCACTGTGGTCAAAAACTTTGTTGTGGGAACCCCAGCGACAGAAACCCAGACCCTCATTGTGTCTGGCGTGTCTCACAACATCACACCAGGCAGCCACATTGTCAGTTATGTTTTTGAGTCCACAGACCAAAACGCTTATTTCACCTTGGATGACAGCATTTTCGGTACTCTTTCTACAACTAACCTTCTAAGTTTCTAAAGGAGACACACATGGCAACCACACCTAACACAACATTTGTCTCAGGAGCAATCCTGACGGCTGCACAACAAAACAACTTCCCTCGTGGGTTGATGACCGCCGTAGTTACGAGTTCAACCGCTTACACGCTCACTACGTCGGTTGCAGTGGCTACTGGTATGACTGTGACATGGACTGCTGTAGCAAACAGAATATACAAAGTTACTTACTTTGAACCCAGGGTTGATACGCCAACCGTCGCAGATAGTTCAACTTCGCTTGTTATTCGTGTTACTAATGCAGCAGGTATAACCGTTGCTGGCAATACCATCACAACACCGTCAGCAGCAAAAACTAAATCAGGACTGATTTGTCAGGCTTTTACAACACCGAGTGCAGGTTCAGTAACTTTTGTCGGTTGTGCAAGTTCTACATCCACAACAGGCACTCCAATACTTGACCGCAATGCATTTACTCCGGCACAAATCTGGGTAGAAGATATCGGTGGCGCATAATGCAAATTGCAAACCCGTCAAAAGCCTTGATTCTATTGGTCTTTTTGCTACCCCTCACAGCCTGCGCAGACCGTGTACGTCATAACTGCGCAACAACCGACACCGCTCACGACTCATTCATAGAAAGCAAATGCAAATGAAACCCGAAAACAGACTTACCAACGAGCAAATCAAAGCACGACTTATTCTTGTCGTAGGCGTATGCCTCTCGAGCGCGTTCCTATTCTCAATCGTTGCCCTTCTCTACGGACTGCTCTTCGTGGTACAGCCAACCGAACAAGCCCCAAACGACTCTGAAGCCTGGGCAATCCTTAGCCCCATGCTTATGACCCTTGCAGGTGGACTCATTGGGCTATTGGCAGGCAACGGACTTAAAGACAAACCAAAAGACCCACCACTATGACCGCCCGCAAATATCCCTTCTACCCTGCATGGAACGGCGAAGCGACATCACCAATTACGAAGAAGTTTTATGACCTGTGCAAAAAACGCTGGGCATTTACCAATTTAGGTATGTACGCAAACCGTCAAATGCGCGGAAGTAAAAACCTAAGTGTTCACGCCACAGGGTTTGCTGTTGATATGGGATACCCAGCAACTCGAGCAGGCAGAACAGCTGCCAAAGAAGCCTGGACATGGCTACTAGACAACTCTGAAATCCTTTTAATTTGCGAGGTTCATGATTACGCGTTCCGCAACCCCGCACAACCCGAAACAGACAAAACTGCCTGGGGGCGAGGGTATCGTTGCAGTCGTGGCCCAGGTCAAAAAGGCGTTAAAATCTTTACCAGCAAAGACAACGCTGGAACGCCTGGCGGCGCTTGGTTGCACGTTGAAATTTCAAATGCCTGGAAAACCCCTGAAGATTTTAAAGCGGCTTGGGATTCAATACCTAAGCCCTTATAAGAACTCCCAGCTCGTTTGAGCGTGGCTGGGGCTAGGTGGTGGGTTTCTTTGTTTCCATTGGGAAATCCACCACTGACTTCTCAAATTGTGTAAAGTAACCTTTAGCCACTCAAATGGCAGGAAGTCAGGAAACAATGACAAAACTAACCAATGGGTATTTGCCCGCCTATGACTTCACGGTAGACCTTGCCTATGGCAGGGCAGGTGAAGCTGAACTGGTGGAATTTTTTGACGCTGTGCAAGGCGCTCAAATTGAAGTAAAAGCAGACCGCTACCGCAATGGCAGGATGGCTATTGAAACCCAGCAGAAGCCCGTAGGGCGTGACTGGCAAGACTCTGGCATTAACGTGACAACAGCGCAATGGTGGGCCTACCGCTTTGCACCTGGGGCGTTCACCCTGGTGTCCGTTCCACGCCTTAAAAAGTATTTAAAACTGAACCGCGACCTGCTACAAAAGCGTGACTTTGCAGCCAATTCAGATAACCCATCTAGAGGCTTTGTACTTATGCCAGACCAAGTGGAGGAACTAATGACTAGCGAATGGTACGACAAATGACCGATGGGCAATTTATCTGGGCTTTTATTATGGGCTGGGTGTCCTGCTGGCTCTACCTTAAAATGATGGCTAACAGGCCATGACCGAAAAACCACAAACCTGGGGCTATACAGTCCTAAGGTCTAAAGACAAATTAACCATGGTTCAAATCTTTACAGATTTATCCACAGGCCTGATTGAATATACCCAGGTGTGCAAACGTGCACAGCCTTGGGCTTCATGGGGGCCGCCAACAGAATTGGAAAAGTGCTGAAACTCGTTATGGCTTTTATGCTTACCACCGCCTTATTCGCCCCAACCCACGCAAGTGCAGCTGCTAACTCATGCCCGAAATG